ACTGTACAAGTAATTTCTTTTGGTTTTACAAATTGAAAGTTACTATACTCGTTACCATTATACGATGAATATTGGCAATTAATCTGAACGTAACCTACAACTTCTTTACCTTCAAGTACTGCAAATATAGTATACACTGGATATTCACTCAAGTCATACTGATCAACAAGATTATTAATTGCACTTTGATTGTACAATGAATTATCAAAAGTTGATGAATCATATTTAATACTTAGATTTACCTCACGCAAATAATCATTGATTTCATGCTGAATGCTACTTTCTGGTTGACTACCAGTCATGTACTTGACAATATCGTGTTTATTACCTACAAGATATTTATCAAACGCAGTTTTGAAACGTTTATTCCAAGGTAGTGCAGTTTGAAGTTGCTTGATCTTCTCTGCAGCTTCTTTTTGAATCTGAGCAATCTGCTGTTCTACAGTCAGTTCTGCTACAGCTTTAGTTCGTGTCATGTTCTAATTCCTTTCTAATGTTGTCAAACTTCATTGTATCACATAAATTGAAGATTTCAGGATAATTATCTATCGCAAAATCACGGAAGTATCCACTACACAATGTAGTACACACCTTATCAAGTGATTTAAGGTAAGCATGTCTTGGTGCATAATTCCAGTTACTTGGTACAAGAAAGCGTTCAATTGCAATGACTTGTGTTTCTTCAGCTACGCATTTGATTTTATCATCATTTGATAGCTTGTCCCACAAATCTTTGTCACACCATGCACTGCTTGCATCACGTTGAAGCTGAGTATACAATGGTTTATCGTGATATGCAACAAGTTCATGCAAATAATCATGATTATATTTCTTCTCTACATAGTCGTCAAAGAAGTCTTCTACGGATTTCTTCAAGCTAGGATGACCTTGTGGATAAGCTGCCATAGTTAGCTTTGTTCTATTCTCAAGAATAAGTTCGTCAACTTCTGTAAACCCTGCACGATATCTTGCAAGATGCTTATGATAGTGCGTAATATGCTTTTGAAAGCTTAGATCACGCCACAGATGACTGCGTTTGATAATCGTCAGTCCAATTGGAGTAACGACATGTACACGTTGACCTGCAATTTCAATGCATTCATCTGAAGCATAACGCTGTAGATCGGAGCTACCGAGTGCATTGAAAGCGTGATGTTCAATGCGTTTAGTATCATCTTTGATTTCACGCAAGCTAATAATGTCCCAATCAGCATTGGGTTTACACTTGAAGTCTGCACTCCAGTATTCCAATGCACGAGAACCAATCAGTAGGTTTTTCATATTACTCCTTAGTTATAGTTCAGTATATTCCGTATCTTAGATAATACCCTGCAGTGTTTACACGCACTACTTCGTATCCCAAATAGTAAACCACGTTCGTCTACCCAACCTGAAATATACTGAACTATAACTAGCAGTCCCTAAACTGCAATTATAGTGTCTTGTTACATCCGGGCGACAACCCTTTGGTCTAAGAAATCCGAATGCGAAGTCCACCATCACTCGCATCTTTTTCCAATTCCCATCACTAGGGAGGTTGATAGGGCTTGCACCTACCTCGGGTTGTACTCACTTCTAGGGATATGAAGCTTGCAGGGAACCGGGACTAATTTTATGGTGTACGTTGTAAGATTCGAACTTACATCTCAAGGTTTTCACACCTCATGTCATATTTCCCTAACATTTAGACCAAACGTACATATCTGGTGGACAAAAGGAGAATTGAACTCCTGTCTTCCTCCTATGCTATTAGGAAGTTTCACATCAGCATCAGATGATTAACCCATCTTGTCCATATTTGGTGCGAGTGGAGGGATTCGAACCCCCGACCAATGGTGTAGAAGACCAGTGCTCTATCCAACTGAGCTACACTCGCTTAATCTCAATTATACATCAGTTTTTAACTTTGTGTCAACATTTCGCAAAATATTTTCTTTGATATTTAACCTAGCTAATTCGTTAAGATCGGACTGAGGCATACTCATACTAGATCGAAGTATACCATATTTATCAAACTGTTGCAACGTCTGATACTCTTTATCGTACTTGTACTGGTAACTCATAGTTCCATCCTCCAATATCGTGTGTTTTAAAAGTAGCTTTTGACATGCTAATTACATGCTTAGGTAGCTGCTTATGAGTACCAGCAAACCATTCATCTTCAAAGCAGCATTGTATCTTAGCAAGGTCATGTTCGTATATTGTATCATACACCCAAAACGGTAAAGCACCCCAACTCATAATTTCTCAGTAAAATTACGTTTAAGTTCAATTGCAGCATGTTTGTAATAGTTATGAGCACCTTGTGCCTTTGCATCCATCATTAGAAGCTTAAAACAGCACTCATCAACTATCATCTCAGCAAACTTTTCTAATTTAGTTGGTAAACCCTCTGGATTATACGTTGGTAATCCAACTTTACTAGCAATTTCTTTAATTCGTTCATTCATGTTAAACCTTTCCGATAACTAGCTTTTCAGCTTCTTGTACATAGTATTCAAAGTCGATATCACCATCAAAGTCTTGCATGTTGTTACAAGTCTTGACATTCCAAGCGGTATCAATACCAAGTCTACGATCTGACTTATCTTCATTGTCTTCCAATGCTGGCATCAACTTGATTAGTTTACCACCTGACTTAGAAGGGTAGTACCTGCAGATGTTTTGTTGTTGCTCTACTCTTGCATCTTCAAATTCTAGCACAAGTTTTGAACTGCGAGGAACTTTTGTGCGTAGCATGAAATCAAAGATGTTTCCAGCTTCAAAGTGCTCTTTGATAAATTCTCTTACGTCTTTACCATGTAGCATAGCAGCTTCTGCAGCCATTGGAATCACTAGACTACCTTGGTTTTGATGCCATCCCAAATCTTCGTATTGATATGCACCTTTGCGCTTAACCTTACCATTTGTGTACAACGCAATATAATTATTTACGTCTCTAATATACATGTTCTTGTAATCCACAAACTCTAGCTCAAGCTTTACATCCTTTTGCCATTGATCGCAAATCGCATTATACTGCTCTTCACTGTCTCGTGTCATAGCTACAGTCAAACCATCGGTGTTTAGCTGCACTAATTTTAGCTTTGGAATCTGTAACAAACGATCCGCAAGCATCAACAAAGACAACTGACCGTTGATGGTAATTGACATTGTAAACTTCGGGTCATAGAACACAGAGTATTTATCGTTGCTTTTACCATAAGTACCGTTGAGTGCAAGTTTGAGCATTGCATTCTCAGGAGTATTCTTTGCATATGACTTACGCTGTTCATACATGTCTTGATAAATCACACAGAACTCTGCACCTAAATGCTCAGGATAAATCTTATTTGAGATAGCGATGTTTGGATACATTGAGCTAACATCAGCATCACGAAGCATGTAGGTTTTACCTGCACTAGCAATTCGTTCAGATAATGAAGCATGTACACCACCTACACCAAAATCAATGCGATAACCGTCTACAAGGACGTTTAGTGTCTCAGCAATACGGTAGCATCCCCAATAGGATTTCTTGGGTACTCTGACCTTCTTAGGCTTCTTACCAAGGTCTGGACAACCATCTGCATCCAATACGTACTCAGTTACATGCTGACCGTTTGCATCAAACAGATATTCTGTAGCTTTGAGTTCTTCTACTTCAATCCAACCCATAGGATGTTGATTCTTGAAGTCATCATTATCTCGTTCAGTTGGAGCACCTTTAAACTTCTTACGCTTTACAGTAAGGTTTGCATACTTTGCAACTTCACCAAGATTATGCTCTTCAATATCTGAAAACACACCCTTAGTCTCAGTGATTACCTGCTTAGAAAACCAATCATAAACAGCTTGGAATTCTGGACGATCAAACTTATAGTATTTGAACAAACAGTCTTTAATTGCAATCTTGTCTCGCTTGGTTTGCATCATGACTTTCTTACCGTCTTTGAACGTGTGCAGCTTAACACCTGAATCCTCAAGCTTCATTTGAAAGTATTCTGCACCAATCTTAGTGTCATCAGCATTGGTAAAGTCACGACCAAGTTTGATACTCAGATTATCCCTGAATTCAATTTGTGTAAGAGACTTAAGATAAAATGCAAGCGTACATCGCACATCGTGCATGTTGTATGTTTTGAGTCTGTCAATCTCATCACCTGTTAATTCTGCATCTACAGCATAAGGCAAGTCTTCGATGTTATCCATACGCATGTTGAATTCTAGCATCTTAAGACCAGTGGCTTTTGCTTTGTTATTAAAGTGATGAATGCGATACAGTTCATCAGTTTTGATGCTATGACCAAATCCGTTATCCTTGAAGGAGTCAATCTGTTTTTGTGCAAGCTTGTATACAGCAGCAGCAACTTGCTTACCACTCTTAGCTTCCCAAGACCTACGATTGGTCAAAACTTCATGCAAGATTGGATAGTCGAATCCTACGTTGTTAAAGCCTACCAAACGACCTGTAGTGGCTTCAATGTGATCTACACAAGCGTAGATACGGTCAAGTTCATTTGTACGCTCAGAAACCTCAAATACTCGTGGAAACTTACCATCTGCACGAATGACAGCAAACGTAAAAGCTGACTTATATGTCTCAAGGTCATAAATCCAGTCTTTTGTCAAATCCATTTATAGTTCTCCAATAAAGAAAACCTAGAGTCTATCACAACTCTAGGTCTACGTCAAGCTTTAATTGTTGTTGTTCAACCAGTCATCCAAGTTGTGCAATGTGTGAGTGTCGTTATCGTAGTAAACGTTACCAGCAGGTCCAGTTAAACCACAAATACGATTCTTACTAAGTACAACCTTGGTGGTGTTGCGTTCAGTTGCATCTTCTGCGTACTTATTTCTACTTAGCAAAATGTTAGCTGAAGCTGACTTAATGATAGTAGAACTACCTTGAATTTCTTCTTCACCGAATGTAGCACCTTGTGATGAATTCTGAGCACCAGAAGCTGACTTACGAACATGATTAATAAAGATCAAAGTAACGTTATGACTCTTAATGATACCTTTGGACCACTTCATGAATAACGCTTGGTCTTCATTGGATAGTCCATCTAAGATATCTTGCAAAGGATCAAGTACGATAATTCTACAACCGCATGATACCACAAGCTCTTCTACTGTATCTTGAATCTCTTCGATTGTACCATCACGGTTATCAAGTAGATAAAAACGATGTTGACCATCTTCATTGTAGAAAAGCTCGTTTGCCTTCTCACGTACTTTATCAGACTCCAGCAAGTCTTTCTTAGCTTCATCATCTTGAATCAACGAGATTTTACGACTAAGGTGTCTACCCAATAGTGTTTCACCATATTGACCAGAATCCAACTCCATTGAAACAATACCAATTTTATGCGGTGAGTTAAAAATCCAATGATAAACCATTTCGTTAACAAAGGATGTTTTACCAAGACCAGTACCTGCAGCAATATTGATGATGTGTCCCAAAGGTAAACCACCGACAAGCATTTCGTTGAGTGTATTCATGAAGTGCGGAAATGGTACTTTTGGTACAGCAGCTTGCGCTAGGATTTTATCGTACAGTTCACCACTACCCAATACACCAACAGGAGTATATCGTTTAGCTTCATAGAAGTTACGAATAAATTCATCTTCCTTACCTTCTTCAAGATAAGTATTAGGGTCTTTGTATCGCATGTGCATGATCTTGACCTTACCCTTTGGTAAAGCCTTGACTACGTTTTCAGTTGCTTCTTTACCAGCTTTATCATTGTCATAGCAAACAACAATTTGATCAAAGCTATCAAAGAAACGATACTGCGCTGCAATTTGTTTATGTGAATTAGCACCTGTAGTTGGACTAACAACAGCCATCTCATAATCACCACCACGAGATTTATTGTAGTCAGCAAACATCTGATATGCAGATAGTGCATCAAGTTCACCTTCGGTAATCAACACATACTTGCCACCACGATTAAACTTAAACTGCATGAACAGTTCGCAGTCAGCACCAGTACGACCTTTGGAATAAAAGTTCTTTGGTACTTCACGGATTTTGTATCCTACGATCTGACCATCTTGTGTAGTCGGATAGTACTGCTCTTGAATTTCTTCATCTTCATCATATGAATAACGAACTCCAAATGGTTTTGTAGTTTCATCTTTGAGTCCACGAAAACCTTTACCTGACACACCAGTTGCGAATTTAATATCTGAATTCTCATCGGGTGTCATAGCGGGTTTACTACTTGGTTTAACTTCCATACTTTTTTCTTCCTTTGATGTTGATGATCTTACTTTGGATTTTTTCTTGGAATTTTGTTCCTTGAATTCATCCGAAGGTACAGTATGCTCACAGACAAAGCAGTGCGTGGACTTATCCTCATACACTGCTCTGCCATCAGATGAACCACACTCGTCACAATTGATGTGTTTGATAAATGCTGCCAATTCTACCCCCTATTCATTCTTTAACAACCAAGAATTTGAAATTGACTTAAAGCTGCGGTCATGCATAGTGTTGCTCTTGAACACAACACCTTCACGGTTACTGCCGTTGATTAAAGACTTACCTTCTGCGTATTCCAAGATACTTTGAATCGTTTGTTCTTTAATCTCAGTGGCTTCTACAATGATAGGTACATGCTTTAACCCAAGCTTTTCACACGCTGCTTTAAGTTGTACAGGCAAGATGTATTGCCCTGTATGAGTATTGTACATGTCGTAAACGTAGAAGTCAAGCTGTACTTTGTACTGATTTCCTTGGATACCTTCACCGATCATTTCACCTTGAATTGCCATACCTAGCATAGAATTCCTACGCATGATATCTTCAATTTGAAACTTACGTGCTACTTTCCAGAATGAATTTGCTTCATCTTCTTTCAGGTCTAAATTACGTGAACACACATGAAATACACCTTCATCATCAAGATAGAATGTGCAAGATGAACCATCAAGTTTTTCTGTGATTGACCAAGTATCAAGTTGATATTGCTCAAAAGATCGTGTTAAGTTTTGGATACGCTCTTGGTCAGTCTTTGGTACTAATGCAGGGAAATTACCTCGTGCCATACCAGCGAGTTGAGCATTCATTGGGCGTTCCCATTTGAGAATACCCAAGTGTTCTGTCAGGTCTAAACCTTCACTGATAAGAATACCTGCACCTTTGATGGTATCTTCTGGAATAGGTAACAGTAGTCCTTGTGAGATTTGACCACGTAGTTTTACTGTACGTAGGCGTTCACCTTTTACACCTTCAAATTCACGAGGTTCTTTACCTTTGGATAGGAATGGTGCAATATCATGACTTACCCACGAATCAATTTCGATATACACGGCGAGTGAATCAACTGCAAATTCACCCTTCTTTACTACAACTTTCCAGCCATCGACTACAGCGACTTCAATAGCGTCTGCACCTTCGATGGGTTCAATTGCTGCGATTTTACGAATAGTTGCTAATTTACGTTCTATCATTTGTTTCTCCTTTACATGTCTTGTTTACTACGAATACCCAAAAAGATTGGAAAGCGCGGAACGGAGTATCCTGTACCAACATCAAAATACTTAACTTTTGCAAGTTGACCTGACAATGTTTCTCTACGTTCCCACAAATCAGCACGAATAGCATCAGTCATACCACTACCACAACTGAATGTATCGCCTTTAGAGGTGCGTAGAATCAACGATCCCATTGTATCTAGGGCTACCATACCATCTTTAGCTGTAGAACGTGCTGTGCGCCCTAATTCATTTGTCTTTGCTTCATTGGTGTTGGTGTACTTAGGCTCCCAACCGATGATTTCAAATTCATTATCAACAAAGCGTTTGACCTTCTGTAGTTCTGGTGTCTTAGTTCCAGATCGACCGCATTTATACATACTGTGTGGATCACGAAGCATTACACCTTCTGCACCTCGTTTTAGAAAATTCGCTTCCCAGTCATCAACTTCATGTTGTTTTGTTACATAGAACTGTGGTAGAAATTTAACACGATCTGGTAGTTCACTGGGAATCTTACCAATACGACTTGTGTATTCAGTACCAGAAACATACTTATCAAATACCCAAAAGGTAAAATCAGGCTCTCCTTCAATACGCATAACTCCAGAAGTACTTTGGTTAAATACATCAGGTGCATTTTTATCACCAACAATCAGTTCACCATCGAAACCTTCTAAAGTTTCAGCATGGAGTTTCATATAAGCTTGAATACTTAAATTAGGAATAAGCTTTAGGCTTCGACTGTACGCTGCACCACCAAAGACAATACAACGGATACCATCAAGTTTTTCAGATAGATAGTATGGAAAATTTTGTGTTTTTACTTTACTATGTTCTACAGCTAGCATTGGCTTAAAGCCTTCTGGAATTGTCATCATCGTGCTCCTATTTTAAAAATGCGATATCGTTTATTACAAAGCTTCAAGTATACACCAGTATAATGAAATATCTTAGGTGATTGCCAAATTAATTTTGGGAAGTTCATACTTCAATCTCCTTGATTACTTTTCTGGTAGGTTTATTCTTATGAGAAGCAGCAGTTCTTACTATGCGTTCAATCAGTGATTGTGCGGTTGTAAGAGATGTGAGATTACGATAAATATTAATCCACCAAAACCAAACCTTTTGTTGTACGGAAAATGTCATTTCGTACTCACCACTCCAGTTATCAAAACGAGGTACTTCAATAATACGAAATTTCATCGTGCTACCACCTGTAAAATCATGTTAATATCTTGGATTACCATCTGTTGCTCCATTGGATTCAACTGATGCCAATTGCGCTTGTCACCAAACTTCTCAGCTACTCTAGACCAAAATTTTTCTACGTCAGACATGATTTTCCTTTCGATAAGCTAACTCTTGTTTCATCAAGTCTTCTACGTAAGTTCCCTTGATGTGCGTTTGAGTCTCAAGTATAGCAGCAATATGATCATCTTCCATATCGCACAAGCAAATATATTTTCCGTATGGTAGAAGCTCACCGTACTTACCGTAGGACTTCCACACAAAAGCTTCACGAATAGTCTCAAAAGGATCACTTAGGTATACATCCATTGCTGTAGCAGGTGTTGTATTTACGCTACGGCGCAAGTAATCATTACCACCGTCTACTACATAAGTTTCACCAGAAAACTTATCTGTATATTCTTTGTAGTCATGTCTGTGGTAACTACGCAGGTAAGTACCATCGGGTGTCATGATAGCGTTGCAAATAATAGTTTCACTCTTCGGTTTCATCTTCGTCACTCCATACTTCTACAATTTCAGGATCATGTGCTGTTCGATCAAAGAATTGTAATGCATATTTGATAGCTTCAGCTTCACTGCACACATCATCAATTACCAGTGTTTCTTCAACTTTGACAGTTACAAAATATTCCATAGTTCCTCCAAACTTTAAATAATAAAAGGAGAGCCGAAGCCCTCCCTGTGTTACTTACCAATCGAAACCATTCCCTTGAAATCCATTGGCACAACAATAGTCTGTACACGACCTGCTGCAATACCTTCTGCAATCTTCATTTGGGCTTGGGCTTGCATATAAGCGATAGATTGACCAGAGTTAGAACTCAGTGCAGCCATACGCTCAGATTCTTTCTTAGCGATATCAACTTCAGTTTGCTTAATCTTTAGTTCGTTTTGAGCACGAACATAGTTGGTAGCAGACTGCAGGATTTCAGCGTTAGGTAGAATATTACGAACTTGCACTACAGTCAATGATACAGCATTATCCAGCTTTTCAGCTTTAAGTTGTTCATGTACGGTATCACGAATTTGCTCTTCGATCTTAGCACGATTGTCTGCAACTTCAAGCGATTTATAACCACGTACAACCTTATAAGCTGCGTTGTTAACAAGAGTGCTCATGTACGAATGCATCAGATAAATATCACCCTTGTGCTCAGAATGAAAGCTGCGACTCTTGGTAGAGTACAGTTCAGCAACTGAAGTAGGATTCAAACCGTAGACAACTGTAATATCAAAGTCTGCTAGAGCACTGTTGTCTGCAGTCATTGGTGTTTTATTATCAAGTGTAACAGAGATATCTTTAGTTGGGAATGTAAGCACAGAACCAACCATTGTCTGATTCCATGAACCGGGCGGTAGTTCAGAACCTTCAATCTGTTTTGATGCATTAACCCGTACACCGACTTCGCCAGTCTCAATGCGAGTGCAACCTACAGAAGCAAAAGCAACTGCAACAGCAAGAATAACACCTTTAATAAATTTCATAAATACTCCTTTAATTAAAACAAAATAACAATGCCAGCCAGAATTGACACAGCAATGAATCCGAAGAACAGTAAGTATAGCACAGTTTTCACTGCTTGGCACTTTGCAGATGCATCTGATTCTTTAAAAAAGAAAAATACTCCTGCTACGATCAGTGTAACAAGTGCCAGCACAAAAATTAGTTTGATCATGAGTTCTTATCCTTAAGTTTGGCTTCCGTTGCTTCCATCACGCCGATCCATCCATGAGCATCACCAGCACTAGACATTCGCCACGATCTAACGGACTTAACCCAACCCATTGCCGCTGTGCTGCGGGTTGGGTGGTGTAAAGCTTGGCTCCGACTGGCAACGCTTTCAGTCTTTGAAAGTCTTCTGCTGAGACGTGAAAACAGTTGAACTGTTGCGTTTCCAGCTTTGTCGCCAC